GAACAATCCAAATATCCTTCTGAGTGTAATGACTGTTTGAAGAAGAAACGTAATGTGAGTACGACGCAACCTGCAGAGTCACTCGTGCAGGAAAATACTGAGCCACCGGCAACAGCCGAGAGTATACCGCGACTTACGAATCAGAGAACTGACCATTTAGAAACATATCTCCCAATTGCAGTACGTTATCTGCAAACTGAAGTGCCGTCTATGCGACTTACTGTTTGCGGACCTAAATTGGATGGTTGGGACCAGCTCACAGGTTATGTGCGCAATATTTATCAAAATACTGCACAGAATCAGATGGACAAATTTAAGGCTGTTGAGTATTCGTGTATTAGCTTGTTGAACAAATGTAACCTCGAAGTTCATGAGGCCAATGTGCAACGCTTTCACGAATTGAATCGCCGGCTTTTAGTGATTCGACCTGATATGCCTGGGTTTTTTGATTTAACCAAAGCGCAGTTCATTGATCAAAATTGGAACAACACGAAATACTGGGCTGGTGTCGTTGCCGGATTCAAAATGGTAAGGCTGTTCACGCCAACCGCACGCCCAATAGTTGTTTCTAAACGTGGCAGTGTGCGTGTTACACACATGAGTGATGTATGTCATGCCGGTGCACATGGGCTAAATGAATATGTGCGAAATGGCAGGTTCATTTCTCTTAAGCAGTGCAAGGATGATGAGATAATGCCACACACCCTTAAATGGGCTAAATTGTGGGATCATGAGAACACTGAATGTCCTGCCAAACTGCATCTTGTAGGCATTTCCCTAGGGTATTATAATCTACCGCGTAATTGCTGTCTAACTACTGCCGCCGGGTTTATGGGCAGGCAGGCTTTGCCCCATAGAATTGATAGCTTGAATAGAGCCAATATGTATCGGTATGCTTTTCAAGCATTACAAATCGTAGCCAATGCTTCCAATGTGTACGAAGGTTGGTACATGCCAGCAGATAGAGCGCAGTGTATTGCCGATTGGGTTAACAAGGCTCATGCAGCTGGCGATCGCACAAAAGCACTTAGATACCAGAGATTAGCTGATGATGCGACGTTGCATTTTGATTGGCAACAGTTTACCACACGGTGTGGCGGCGAGAGTGCCAGATGCATTTTGACAGATTACATGTATAAATTTGAACCTGTCAAAACAGGCGTCGTCGTCAACCGTGTTATTTCCAATGTGGACCCGCGTTTGTTGGGGCAATTTGGGCCACATTTTGACTGTTATATCAGTCAGTACAAGAGGGTCTGGGCAAATTGCGTGTTTCGATACACAAGTGGTCTTGATGCCACGGCTGTAGGTGAACTTTTTGGAATAATGGTAGAACGCGGCATGAAGATCGTAGCCGCTGATATGAGCCGTTGTGACGGACACATGACGCCCGAAGCATTTGAAGCTTACGCGGATCATTTGCGATGGTGTGGTATGGAAGAACATGTTAGTGAATACGTGCGTGTTACAGCACGATGCACTAAAGGTTCCTATAGGGGTATATCGCGTAGCGCGGGCAAAAGAGAATCTGTGAAAGTCTGGACTGGGGTTACACTAGGAGGCATGCCTTCTGGTATTTCATTTACCTCACTGGGCACTTCTGAAATTCTTATGTCTGTGTATGCTTTGTACATGGCTGTAGAATACTACATAAGACATTGCGATCTGTTTAGGGGCGAGCGTCCTACGAATGAAGATGAATTAACAACGCTTATTCATACAATTTTTGAAGCTATGCACACAGGGACTGTTCCAGATGGTTTTCGACGTAACCTTGAAACTTTCATACGTGCACATTGCCTGCTCATACAACTTGGTGATGATTCCGTTTTTGGTACAACTTTTGATGCTGACAAAAGAATGATAGAAACTTTGTTTACCATTGTGGGGCACGATGCTGATGTTGTCAATCACGGCACCAATTATGATGCCGTGGATTTTTGCTCCATGTGGTTTTGGAATTATGCACCCGGTAAGTATGTATTAGGCCCTAAAATTTTCCGCAGTTTGGCCAAATCCTTTATGCATCCTACCGAAAAGTTTGTTGATCCTTACATTCGGAAAATTGACCAAGATAATGTGGAAGCAATTGCACAATCAACACAGTTTGCGTGTGATTCTTACATTTACACTGTTGCTGTTGGCATGCGCGGGTATACTTTTTTACCCGTGTTGGGTCGTGTTTTGGAGCAGATTATTACACGTAGTAGTGTTGCTAAATTTAGTCATTCGCCTTATCTAATGCCCGATAATCCGCATAAGATATTTTTACATGGCGTTATCACGAACTATGATGCAAACTTGCTCGAGAGACAATTTCAAGCCATTTATGGGTATACCAGCGACGCATTTGCTCAATTGCTCGAACATGAATGGTATACTGCTGGCCAATTTATTTATCCCGATCACGTTTTTGATCATTGTGCAAACGTAGACGGTATTATTGGAAAAAACCGGTATGATGGCCCTTTGACGCAATATTATAATGGCACTACACGTATTTTCCGCACTTGCGGAAGTGCACCGAAAGATCCGAATGTGATTAAACGCCTCACACAACCTTTGCGCGCCGTTGCATTTGATGTGTTACGTGCTGCCGCTGGTTGGGTGTATTGATCGTACCTTGATATTTTTTTACCTTGAGCGGTTTTGCTTGATGCGTCCTCTTTGACGCAACGCTCTTAATCTCCTT